AACTCAGCAATTAGCATCACCAAACTTTAATGTAGTAGGTGCAAGTGGTGTATCACAAGCTGAAAGTTTAGGACCAGTTAAAGCATACGTAGTAAGTGGAGATGTAACAACAGCACAAGCACTAGATAGAAACAGAATTAATAATGCAACATTTTAACAACAAAAAGGTTATTTAAGTATGGAAAAGTTACAAAACATTGAGTTAACAATTAAAGACGAGGATAAAGACGGAGTATTCGCTGTATCTTTAGTTGAGTCACCAGCTATTGAGCGTGATTTTATAGCACTATCTAAACACGAAGTAAAGCTAAAGGTTATTGATGAAGATAAACGAATTGTTGTAGGATTTGCACTAGTTCCTGATAAGTTAATTTATCGTAGAATAAAAGACAAAGAATTTAACGTTTACTTTTCTAAAGATACGGTTAAACAAGCGTCTGAATTATTTATGAAGAACATGAACTTATCTAAGTTTACTTTAGAGCATGAAAAGAATGTTTCAGGTATAAATGTTATTGAATCATGGACAGTTGAAGATGCTAAAAATGATAAAGCGAACTTATACAACTTAGAGCCAAAAGGTGGTGAGTGGGTGTTAATGTCTAAAATATATAATGATGAAGTATGGCAAGAAGTTAAACAAGGTACTTTCAAAGGTTACTCAATTGAGGGTATGTTTGACGGATTACAGAATCTCGACTTGTCTAACCAAGTAAATGAAGAAGTAGAAACTAAGGAATTAATTATAGACTTTTTAAAATCTATATGAGTAAATTTAATTTTACACAAAGGTACTTAGATAGTGCATCTATTAATGATACTGATGGTATTATATTAGATGTAGTTGGTAGTGATGTACCTAAAAGAGTTGATTATTCTGATTTTTTAGATTTAGTAGGTGGAGATATTACTATTGCTAGTGGTGATATAGTATTTGTAAATGATAAAACAGATTTACCGACAGCAGTTTCAAACGTTATTACTTTAGGGGACAATGTAACTTATTATTTTACAACAACAGTAGATTTAACAGGCGATAGGTTAGTAGGTGGTGAGAACACCGTTATATTAGGTAGTTCATCAGAGAATAGTAGAATTAAGTCAACAGGTTTAGGTGTTGGTGTACCTTTGTTTTATACTGAATGGACTACACCTATAAGGCATGTAACTTTTCAAGATGTAGATACTGCATTACATATAGTTGGGACTGTTAATCCTCCAGTTGCTTTAGATTGGACAGGTGTAAACTATTTGAACGTACCTAACATTGGTTTAATTGACACTTGCGATAATTGGATTTATTCAAAAGGTGCAATATTAAATAGTCAAAATTTACAATTTAGTGGAACGGTTGGAACGGTTGGAGTTGATAATTCAATCTTTGTAGGTACAGGTAGTTCAGGTAATATATTAGATATACTTTCAACTTGTACAATTACACGTAGATTTAGATTGATTTATTCATCAATGGTGGTATTTGGTGCTACGGTAGGAATAAATGTAGATGCAAGTGCTACTATACCAACAGAGGGCTATATATTAGATACTATAAACTTTAGTGCAGGTGGTACTTATTTAAGCGGTGTTAGTTATACAGATAATAAGACTAGATTTGTAAATTCTAAAGGAATAGAAAACACTGCCGAAATAGGTAATTTGTATATGTTAAATAATGCAACTGCTACTGTTATTTCAGGTAGTGGTGTACCTACTAAAGTTTTAGGAACTACAACTCCAAATGCTATTAATCAAAAGTTTTCACATTCAGATAATAGACTAACTTATACAGGCGGTTTAATTCGAGATTTTCAAGTATCAGTGACAACATCTTTAACTTCAGGTAATAACAACGTGATAGGTGTTTATGTAGCAAAGAATGGCACTATAATAGCTGAATCTGAAATGTATGGAACAACATCATCATCAGGTAGGGCAGAGTCTATTAGTTGTCAAACTATTTTAGAAATGGAGGAGAATGATTACATAGAGATTTGGGTAGAAAATAATACAGCTGCTCAAAACATAACAGTAGAATACATGAACGTAATAATTAAAAGTTTGAATTAATGAGAATACAAGATTTAACAGAATTAACAAGTTTAGCAGATAATGATTTAGTAGTAGTAGATGACTATCAAAGTGCAGGAGTTTACAACACTAAAAAGATAACGGTTGCTAACTTAAAGAGTGAGTTAGGATTACCTAGTAGGGTATTATATGCTAACCTTAATCAATCAGGTACAGATGCACCTACAATTACAGTAATCAAAAATACTTTAGGTTACACACCTACATTTACTTATGATGGTGTTGGAGATTATACAATGTCATTTGATGAAGCTATAAGTGCTGCTAGTGCTATACTAACTTCTTCAGATAGTAGATTTCCATATGTATCAGCATTAAGGATTTCAGGAGGAGGTATTAAAATAGATACATGGACTGCTTCTAGTGGTGCAGTAGTTAATGGAGTTTTAGTAAATACATCAATTAAATTAGAAATATATGAGTAAGAAAGTAAGCCCTAAAGGAGGCAAAAGAGGTTGTTTGTGCAAAGATGGTACATACAGCTCAAAGTGTTGTGATGGAGAGTTACAATCGCAAGGAATTGGAAACATTACAGGAACAGGAACAGAGACTGTAACAACAACAGAATCAGCAGGTACAAGGGTACGTGTTAGAGTAAGTAACTAACGAATTTACAACAAAAATTATAATTATAAGTTTATTGAATATGAAAAAGGAAGTACAAGAAGCGATTAACACAATTAAGACATTTTTAGGAATGGAAAAAGAAGTGAAACTAGCACAAGAAGTGTTAGAAGATGGTGCAGTATTAGAAGCTGATTCATTCGAACCAGGTCAATCAGTATCTATTGTTAATGAAGATGAAAGAATTTCATTACCAGTAGGAGAGTATGAATTACCTGAAGATAGAATTTTAGTAGTTCAAGAAGAGGGAATTATTGCTGAAATCAAGACTAAAGAAATTGAAGAAGAAGCACCTGAAATGGAACAAGTAAAAGAAGAAGCTCCAATGATGTCAGAAGAACCTGCAAAGGAAATTAAAAAGACAGTTGAAAGCATTGTTAAGGAAACATTCTTTTCAGAGATTGAAGAATTGAAAAAAGAGAATGAAGAATTAAAAGCTAAGTTAACAGAACTTTCAAAAGTTGAAGAGGTTAAAGAGGAAGTTAAGGAAGAGGTTGTAGAATTGAAAGAGGAAGATCCTAAACCTATCCAACACAATCCAGAAAACAAAGTAGAAAGAGAAGTTGTTAAGTTCGGTAAAAAGAACGATAGACTATCTCAAATTTTAAACAAAGTATATAAATAATTAAATTAATAGAAAAATGGCTACTACAACATCAGTAACTACTACGTATGCAGGTGAAAGTTCAGGTAAATGGATTTCAGCAGCATTATTATCAGGTGTAACTTTATCAAATGAATTGATTACAATTATGCCTAACGTTAAATACAAATCAGTTGTATCTAACTTAGTATCAGCATCAGGATTAGCAGATGCATCATGTGATTTTACAGCAACAGGTGCAGTTACTTTAACTGAAAGAATTCTTGAACCGAAATCCTTGCAAGTGAACAAGCAACTTTGTAAGGCGGACTTTAGAGATACATTTCAAGCGATTGAAATGGGATATTCAGCACACGATGTATTACCAAAATCATTTGCAGATTATTTATTAGCACACCAAGCTGAACAAGTTGCTGCTGATATTGAATCTCACATTTGGAATGGTGATGCAAACAACTCAGGAGAGTTCAACGGTTTTATGACATTGTTAACAACTGACGCTGCTTTACCTGCTGCTCAAGAGGTTGCAGGAACTACTTTAACTGCTGCTAACATCATTACTGAAATGGGTAAAGTTGCAGATGCAATTCCATCAAGATTATACGGTAAAGAGGGATTAAGAATTTACGTTTCTCAAAATGCGATGCGTCTATATGTACGCTCGTTGGGAGGATTCGGAACTTCAGGATTAGGTGCTAACGGTGTAGATAACAAAGGAACTATGTGGTATCAAGGTGGTGAGTTAATGTTTGATGGTATTCCAGTTGTTGTTGCAAATGGATTGACTGCAGACCAAATGTTAGCTACTACTAAAGAAAACTTATTCTTTGGAACTGGTTTACTTTCGGACCAAAATTTAGTTAAATTGATAGATTTAGCGGATATCGACGGGTCAGAAAATTGTAGATTGATTATGAGAATGACAGCAGGAGTTCAGTACGGAAACGTTACAGATATCGTAACTTACGGAATCACAAACGCAGTTAACTAATAATTAGATAAACTAAAACTAAGGGAGGGGTAAAATACTCCTCCTTTTTTTGTATAAC